CGATGGCGTTGGTGATCTTGAGCGACATAGCCGAACCATCGTCTGCGTAATCTTCGATCCCCGGAACACCTTCGGAGAACTCGACATACGACATCAGCAAGTCAATACGACTATCAGGAATCTCAGTATCATCCACACCCAGCTTGGTACGCACGCCCTCTGCTGTAACAGGGAAAGGAACACGCTTGCGGATAGTGTAGCCGTAGCTACCATTGACGGGACCGAGAGCGGTCGTATAAAACCAAGTGAGGCTGCGGCCTTCAAACAGTGGCTTGGTCAACGTATTAGCTTGCGGAGGAATCTCGATAAGGACACTCACAGCACCGGGGGCCGGGGTCACTTTCTTGTTCTGCACGACCGGGATCGGATCACCATTGTCGTCGTACAGGGTATAAGAAAACTCCCCCAACGGCGTACCCGTATCAAATTGAACTAGGTACGAGAAGGGGGAGTTTTCGATTTGCACTTTATTCTACCTTGAGTTACTGGGCCTTCCGAGGACGTCCTCGTTGAGCGCGCTCATTCAGTTCCTTGATCGTCGGCTCTACATCACGAGTGGGTAGGGCTTCACCAACCGAGGGATTGATATTCGAGTTGGTCGGATCAGCTTCCTGCGTGACCTTACCACTCACAACTTCCAGACGCTTGAGGCCAATCATCTGGGTAACAAACGAAGTCTCATAGACTTCCTGCGGCGTTTCCGTAAGATCAACGTTCTGCGATGCATCACGAAGTTCAAACGGGCCGGTCGTCTTAACAGTCAACTTTTCCATATCATATCTCCTTGAGAATGGAAGGGCGGGGTTTCCCCCGCCCAATCGCTTACGCGATGCTCAGGATCGAGCGGGTATCCGGGAAGATGATCCGGTAGCCCTTGTTGACGGTATGGAAGTACTTGACCTTCTGGTTCTCGATGTACTTCTCCGACTCCTCGATGTCCGAGGCATTCTCAACCAGCTCTTCCAGCGTGTCACCACGCGAGAAGCCGAGCAACTGGCCAGCCGTCGCATCCGTGCAGAGCGCGAACTTGACGTTGAAGGCAAGCGCCGGATTGGCAGGCGACAGCGTGACGTTCGACTGATTCAGGAGTTCACCCTGAGTCTTGCCGTTGTCCTGATCGGCCACCGTAAACATGCGCTGCCACTGGAACCACATATCCCAGTTACCAACCACCGTGTCAACCGGCGTACCAGCACGGGCACGCTCGACCAGCCACGCAAGCATCACTTCCCAGTTCAGCTTGTTCGCAGTCGGGGCATTCAGGTTCCAATCGGTAGCAACCGCACCAGCCGCACGAACAGGGGCCGCAGCGTGAGCCGGGTCACCATTCTTGAGCATACGATAGGCCGCAGCAACCTGACCACGCTGGACTTCACTCTGCATACGCACCGCGTACGGAGCGATCAGATCAAGCGAGGCACGGCGGGCGAACTCGTAGGTCCACTCGATACCCGAACCGAACTTGTAAATCTTCACGTTGTAGTCAGTCGCCTTGATGGAGCGCACCGGGATGCGGGTCCCCTCGGCGATCATGCCGTAACCGATGTAGTCATCCTGCTTGTCATCCACAACGGTCGTAATCATCTCCGTACCGTTAATGACACGCGACTGAGCAACAAGCGGCTCGACCGTCTCAAGGTTGGTCTGGCGATACTTCCACTGCACGATGTCGTCAATCACCGGAGCGAACAGCGCGCGCACACCCGGATAGGTCGCGAACGAGTCAGCAGCCGCCTGCAAGACGATACCCTGATCGAAGTCATCACCCGTAGGGAGGTTGAGATAAGCAAGAGCCGTCTCGTAACCGTCAAGGCCCGCCTCGACATACATACCATCCGGCTTAATAGCAAGACGCAGGTAGTCCGGGACGTTAAGCCCAACTTCCTTGGCACGACGAATGAGCGACTGACCAGCAGCAATGCTCACACTACGCTCTGCCGAAGCAAGACCCGCCAACACCTCCGAGGCAGGCTTACGGTTCTGGGAAAGTGTCAGAAGATCCATTTCAAATTAACTCCTTAAAGCTTTTCAACGATTACAAAGTCACTGCCCACATAAAGCACGAAGTTGCGCTCCATAAGTGCAGTCGGCGTACCGGTCTTTACCAAACCGTTACCCGCGCCGACAACGTGATCGCCAATGGCGATGGCCGCAGCCGACTTCGGAAGCCGCTTAATGAACCGACGTTCACAACCGACAACCTTGACACCTTCCTGAGTACGATCCTCGTAGGTATAGATACGACCATAGACCGCATCACCATCACCCGCGAGCTTCACAGTACCCGGCGCAGTAGCATCGATAGCCACCGCCTTACCGATTGCCGAAGCATCGGTCGTCCCCGAAATGAAGCGCGTGAACGTATCAGTCTCAAAACTGAACGCCTCAAGCACTACACCATTGATATTGATAGCAGGCATGTAGTTAACTCCTTGTTACTTGTTCTTGTTACGCTTGAAGGCAGACAGCGTGGCGACACGCTCATCATCCTTATCCTCGGTCGAGTTCGCAGCATTCGACACACCACCAACCGGCAGAGCCGACAGCGTGGCCTTATGCTCCTCAATCAGCGAGAGCTTATCAGCCAGCGCCTCCGGGACCTGCACGTCCGACTTACCAGCGAGCGCGAGAACCGCTACAAGCTGCTTGCCGACATAATCATTAGCCGCTGCCAGAGCCACCGCGTCCGCAGTCGGAGCAGTTGCTTCCTTGGCAGTCGTCAGTTCCGCCTCAAGCGTCGCAACGCGACCCTCAGCCGTCTCTGCTCGCGAAAGGTTCGCAGCCGCCGCATTCTCTGCGTCCGTCAGCTTACCATCCACTACAATCTTTTCTGCGCGAGCCGTCGAAAGCTGCACTACAAGTTCATTAAGATCCACGTCATTATCTCCTGTTGGGTTTGCAGAGGCGGTGATGTAAAGCTCGTTTACATCGAATCCACTTGCGGCAAGCTTCTCAACGTCCAGACCCAACTTAGCGTTATCGTTCCCAATAATCTTGCTATTTGGTGCTGCACCGCGACTCACCGCGCTAAGTTCCATGAAATCTTCCAGACCATCCACACGCGGATGGACGCCGCCCTTATTCAGAACGTGGCCCTTGTCACAGGTCTTGGTCATGACCGGCTCGTAATTGCCAGCCTTGAGCGCAGCGATGTAGTCGAAGCCACAAGCCGAACACTTGATCGAGGAAGGAAGGAAGCCCACCGACACCTCATCCTGAGTACCGCTGTTCGTCTTGGCGATCAGATCAGTCTCAGTAGGGTCAAGGTAGAACAGACCACGAAGCTCGGGAACACCAGAGTCCTGACGCATCTCAGCATAGAAGAACTTCCCCTTGGGAGCGCCTTCCATGTTGTGATCCTGCATGAAGGGAATAGGATCGGTCACAACTGCCTGAGCCATCTGTGCGAGCGTGAGCGGCGTAATAACCGCACCCTCATACAGACCCTGCTTCTTGAGCGGACGCGAAGAAGTCGCCACGACCTCGAACACCGGGAACTGTCCCGTTTCTGCATCTTCACCCAGTACCCTCTTGAGAAGGCCAGTAATGAAAGGAGTGTGTGGCTTTTGCTTCATGAGTATTTCCTTGATCTATTTGTTACTTGTTGTCAAATGAACCAGAATTAACCAGAGGTTTTGTTGCGGTTATCTCGGACACCATCTTGTCCACCACCACTAACTGCACGACCAAGTGGGTCACTATTAGGGCTGGCCTTCTTCGGGTCAATCTCACCATCCCCTGCTTCCGTCTGAACCGGAGTGAGGAAGTTAGTACCAGACAACTCGGGAGCCGAGTCGGGCTTGGGACGCTGGTACATATTCATGTGGTAGTAGTGGTCAGTGATAAGACCACGGCTAAGATCATTCTGGAGACGGTTCTGCCTCATCAGCAACTGAGCTTCCAACTCCAGCGTCGGACGAAGCTCAATGGGGGTGAACCCAACCTTGAGCGTGCCTTGGAACCCGGCAATACGAACTGCAAGGTTAAGTGCCTGCTGGATGATATTTGCCTTGATACGATTAAGATCGTCGCATGACATTGCGAACAGACGAGTCTCAGTCGAAGCAACCTGTGAAGTCCCGCCCTTACCAACAACGGAAGGCATGGTCTTGAGCGCGGCTTGGTTCTGCGCATCAAGCGTCTCGATGACTTCCTTGATGTTCATGCCCGCACCGGGGTTCTTGTCGTTAATCATCTTCGTGGACACAGCGTTCGTATGCACGAAAGCCTGATCCGAACGGATGTTGGAGAACTGGTTACGGATCGATTGAATCTGGGCATCCACGAACTTCTGACGCTCGATGGG